TATCGTTTTAATTGTCGTTCCTTTGCAGTTTCAAGAATGGATTGCAATCGTGTTTAGTTCAGGAATATTAGGAGCGGTCATTTTTAGATTAATTAATAAACTATGACCGAGCAAGAGATAGCATTTATTGAAGCTAATATAATAAACTTTGAGGCAGTTGCTTTAGGGTTTACTAAAAATATTGACAGAGATATACTTGAGGAGTATGCGAATCTATATCGCAAATATGTCAATAAGGATTTTAATTTTAATTCGTGGTGTGGCTCTTGCGTATTTGATATGCTCAAAAGATTGTCAGCACATTACGAAGGAATAAAGTATATTGCAAAACTCAACCAACAAAAACCAAACGATGTCAAAACTAAGAATCTGCGCAGTCGGAAGTAGACATTCAGGAGTCACTTACCATCGATTAGCATTACCATTATCCGTAATGAAAAGGGAGTATTGTATTATCACGGATACAATGACCGAAGAGATGCTTATTGAGAAGTCAATAAACGTGGTTGTCGTCAATCGTTTTTGCGAATTGATACCATTGCCCGATTTGTTAAAATGGAAGGCTAAGATTGGCTTTAAATTGGTTGTCGATATTGATGACTATTGGGAGTTGTTCAGCCAGCATTTATCTGCGCCTACCTATCGGTCTTTAGGAGTCACTCAAGTAATAAAGAATTATATTAAAGTTGCTGATGTTGTAACGACAACTCATAATCGATTGAGAATTGAGATAGTAAAGATAAATCCTAACTGCTTTGTTTTGCCTAATGCTTTGCCGTTTGATAAGGACCAATTTACTGCGACAAGAAATGTTAATGAATTAGTTACCATTGCGCATACGGGAAGCATCACTCACTTCCCTGATATGAGGCAGTTAAAGAATCCGATTAGAGAATTAGCAAAGTCTAAATCATTTAGAGAATCGACACGGATGCTTCTTTGCGGATGGAATAAGTTTAATGAATTTCATTGGAAGCAGATGGGCGATTGGTTTACTGCTGGAGAGAAACTAAACTATAAGATTCTTGAATCAATGCCCGTAGATTTGTATATGAATTTTTACCAAGAGGCAGATATATTACTTGCGCCTTTATTAGATAATAAATTTAATCGGTTAAAATCAAATCTAAAGGCATTAGAAGCTGGAGCTAAACGGATTCCATTTATGGCTATGAAACGAGCGCCATACGATGATATTCCAACGGTATGTTGGGTTGATAATTGGGAACGAGATATTAAACGAATGGCATTTAGTTCACAAATGAGAACAGATTTTGGCGAGTCAAATGCTGAATATGTTCGGGAGCATTACGATTTATTTAAAATTAATGAGCAGCGTTTTGCTATATATTCTAAACTACTTGATTAAAATATGGCACACGTTGAACAACAAAATTATTTAATCAGTATTAAAAACAAATTTCCCTCATTTTTTACGGGAGTAAAAGTTTTAGATATAGGCTCATTGGATATAAATGGAAACAATCGATATTTATTTACTGATTATCATTATACTGGAATTGATATAGGCGAAGGACCAAATGTTGATATTGTTTGCAGAGGTCATGAATTTAAAAGCAAAGATAAATTTGATGTTGTTATTAGTTCGGAGTGTTTTGAACATGATGAGTACTGGGATAAGACAATGCTCAATGCTATTAATCTTTTAAAGGTTGGTGGTATGTTTGTTTTTACTTGCGCAACGGATGGAAGAGCTGAACACGGGACAAGAAGAACATCTCCTCAATGTAGTCCATTTACAAGCAATCTTGAGAATGATTATTATATGAATTTAAATGAAAGTTTAATTCGTGAAAAAATAGATATTGAAAAGCATTTTAGTGTATTTGAATTTCAGACAAATACAATAGGAATGTGCGACCTTTACTTTATAGGATTTAAAAAATGAATATCACAACAACCAAACTGACCGACATAAAGTCGAATCCAAACAATCCGAGAATTATCAAGGATGACAAATTTAAAAAGTTAGTAGCATCGATTAAAGAGTTTCCTCAGATGCTATCTTTAAGACCTATTGTCGTTAACGATGATATGATTGTATTGGGTGGCAATATGCGACTAAAGGCTTGCAAGGAAGCTGGACTCAAAGAAGTTCCAGTAATAAAGGCGAGTGATTTAAATGAGGACCAACAAAAGGCATTTATAATTAAAGACAATGTTGGCTATGGAGAATGGGATTGGGATATGCTTGCCAACGAATGGGATGCTGAAGAATTAGTTGAGTGGGGGTTAGATGTACCCGTATTTGATGTTAATGATTTAGGAAGCGAAGAAGAAGATAATTACGATGTACCTGATGGCGGATTAGAAACAGATATTGTTTTAGGAGATTTGTTTGAAATTGGTCCACATCGTTTGCTTTGTGGTGATTCAACAGATAGTGATTCAGTTGCTAAATTAATGAATGAAGAAAAAGCTGATATGGTTTTTACTGACCCTCCTTATGGTGTTAGTTATCAATCAAATATGAGGACCAAATCAGAAAAATTTGAAGTATTAAAAAATGATGATGTTTTTATAACTGAATGGATTAATAATTTACCATTATTTACAAATGGATTTGTTTTTGTTTGGACATCCTGGAAAGTTTTAAAAGATTGGATTGAAATTTGTTCACAAATTGGAGAATTATCAAATTTAATTGTTTGGGATAAAGGTGGTGGAGGTATTGGAGATTTAAAAAAAACATTTCTAACTGATTTTGAAATTGCATTAGTATATCATAGAGGCGCTGAAATTAAAGGTAAACGATTAGGCAGTGTTTGGAGTGTTGGAAAAGATGGGGCAAATAAATATTTACATCCAACTCAAAAGCCAGTTGGATTAGCATCGATGGCAATTGAAAATATATTACCAATTAATAAAATATGTTTAGATTTCTTTTTAGGTTCAGGCTCAACAATGGTAGCTTCGCATCAGCTTAATCGGAAATGCTATGGAATGGAACTTGACCCTAAATACTGCCAGGTAATAGTTGACCGAATGATTAAGTTAGACCCAACATTAGTAATTAAAAGAAACGGAGAGATATGGCAAACGAACAAAATTTAGTAAGTTTCAAGAAAGGTCAATCAGGGAATCCAAATGGTCGACCAAAGAAATACGTTACGCTATTAAAAGAATCAGGTTATAATATGACCGAGATTGGAATAACAATTCGTAAAATGCTTGCTATGAATATTGAGCAACTTAAAGAGATATTTGATAATCCACAAAGTTCAATATTAGAAAAGACAATCGCTGGAGCAATGAACAAGTCTTTAAAGAATGGCTCTTTGTATTCAATAGAAACTTTATTAAGTAGAGTATTTGGAAAGCCAAAAGAATCGGCTGATATAAAACAAGATACTGAAATAACTATAAAATTTGCCAATGGAGATTATCCTACCGACTCCACACGAGGCGCAGAAGAAAGTATTACAGAGCAAGGCGAGGTTTAGAGTGCTTATGTGCGGGCGAAGATTTGGCAAGTCATTGATTAGCCAGGTCATCACTTGCGTGGAGGCATTACAAGGAAAGTCAGTAGCTTACATAACTCCGACTTATAAATTAGCCAAAGTCTTTTTTGATGATATTGCTTTAATACTTCCGCCTGAAGTAGCAACTTCTAACATATCAGATTTGACTTTTAAATTGGCTACGGGTGGAGTCATTCGATTCTTTACTGGCGAGCGATTAGATAATCTTCGTGGTTTAAGATTTCATTACGTTATTATTGACGAAGCATCTTACATTCCAAATTTAGAGAATGGATGGAATAATGCTATAAGACCTACCTTAACCGATTACAAAGGCAAGGCGCTATTCCTATCAACTCCAAGAGGTAAGAATTATTTTTATTCTTTATATTTAAAAGGATTAGAAGCAAACGGAGAATGGGAATCGTTTAAATATTCGACATACGACAATCCTTATATTGCAAGTTCTGAGGTTGATTCAATTAAGCAATCAGCAATTCCCGTAGTATTCGAACAAGAATACATGGCTAACCCAGCTGAGAACGCTGCGAATCCATTTGGTAGCGAGGCAATACGTAAGTGTACAGCGGACTTATCTACCAATATTGTTAAATGTTACGGAGTCGATTTGGCAAAGTATTCAGATTGGACCGTAATTATCGGTTTAGATAATAGTGGCAATGTGGCTTATTATGACCGATTTCAGAAGGATTGGGCAAGCACTCAGAACATAATCCGCAATTTACCAAAAGCACCTATGTTAATTGATAGTACTGGAGTAGGCGACCCAGTAGTCGAGCAATTGCAACGGGAAGGGATGGATATAGAAGGGTTTAAATTTACAAGTCAAAGCAAGCAGGAATTAATGCTTGGTCTTCAAGTGGCAATACATCAGGAACGGGTACACTATCCTGAAGGAATGATTAAAAATGAATTAGAAGTTTTTGAATATCAATATACATCACACGGAGTAAAGTATTCAGCGCCAACGGGATTTACCGATGACTGCGTTTGTGCTTTAGCATTAGCTTGGCGCAAGTTTGATTTTAAGTCAGGAACGGGCAGATACAACTTTGTTTAATTAGCTATTTATAAATATGAACTGGAAAGATGTCACGGTATGGCAATGGCAACAAATTCAAAACCTACTTACAAAAAGGGAAGGTTTGACCGAGTTAGATATTGCAGTAAAGTCATTAGAGATTTTAACATATCAAACGGAAGCACAAATTGATTCTTTAAGTATTAAGGAATTAAATGAGCAGTTAAAAGAAATTACATTTATTACCGAGTCAGCGCCAACTCCAAAGCCAAGCGATTATATTAAGGTTGGCAAGAAAAGATATAGGTGCGTTTATGATATTAGAAACATTCCGTATTCAAGATACTTGGAAACTAAGTTTTTTGGGGATGACATTATAAACAACTTGCATAAGATTGCTGCTTCAATGGTTATGCCTATGAAGTTGACCTGGCGAGGTTGGAAGGTAGCTAAGTACGATGCAAGCAAGCACGAAGAATATGCCGAAGATTTATTATCGGGTAGCTTTGAATCGGTTTATGGAAGTGTGGTTTTTTTTTGTCAAGTATTCAGCGAATCGATAGTGAGTTTAAAGGATTATTTGAAAGAGGAGTTGATGAAGAGCGGGATGGAGAAATTAGAAGCAGAGGTAACGATAATGGCTTTATGCAACGTTATGGATGGATTTACCAAGCTACCATCATTGCCGAACACGAAAGAATAAATTTAGCAGATGCTTTTGAGTTGCCAACGATTCAAGCATTAAACGATTTAAGTTATATCAAGGCAAAGAATAGTTTTGATAGAGAGCAAATGAAACAGATATATGGCAAGCATTCTTGAGGCACAAAAAGCATTAGGGGAAAATTTTGATGTAGGGGGAATAGGTAGGCAAGGTCAATTGCAATTAAATGCAGTTGAAAAAGTGATGTATGATGCTGCGACTAAGTTTATTGGTTTGGCTCAACAAAGAATAAATGCAAAGAAAAAAGTTGATAGGGGAAATTTAAGTGATATAACGGTTTCAACTATTCAGAAATCAGGAAATAAATATTCGTTAACAATTGGTTATGATAAATCAAACCCAGCATCTGAATATTATGATTTTCAAAACAAAGGAGTAAAAGGATTAAAAAGCGGTCAACCAAATTCGCCTTATAAATTTAGAACGTTAAGCGTTTCTAAAAATATGGTTGAGGCAATTCTTCAATGGTATTTAAGGCATAAGAATTATATTAGAAGAGAAGACCAAAGAAAAGGATTAACTCCATTACAAATAAAAAGGAAAACGATTTCAAATGTGGCTGACCCTAAAATTAAATTAAGGCAATTAGCAACTAATACAGCTAAGAATATTAAGAAAAAAGGAATAGGCAGAGTAGGGTTTTTTGATGATAATTTAGACAAAGCATTTGGACAAGAGTTCCAAGCAAAATTAGCACAAGCATTAGGACAAGATATAGCATTAACAATAACACAAACATTTAAGAAATAATGGCAACAAGCGTATACGTTCCACCATCTTACTCATCGGCTCATGATAGTTTATGGCATATAGCAACTTCAGGAAATGTATCAGAATCATCCTTCAAATATGTATTTGATTTACAAATTGGTGGCGCAACCGTTGCCACACTTAAAAATTATCCCGACTCAGGAAACTATGGTGTACTTGATGTCGCTCCCATTGTCAGAAACTATCTTGGAAGCGGTTTTAACCCATCAGGAAGTTCAGTCTTACAGTATGCTGGCTCATTCTTATTCGTGGACTACACGTTAATTTTTGGAGAAGAATGGTTAGGTCAAGAGCCTATAATGAATCAAGATTCAGCAAGTTCAAAAGGGTGGAATTATTCTTTGAATCCATTTAGAGTTTCAATATCTACTTATGCAAATAAGTTCTTAACGACAAGAGATAGAACGGCTGGCGAAGTAATTAGCGGGGAGAAGTTATTTATTACTTATTTCAATGCTAACTTATCAGCAGTAACTGCAACGGTTCAAAAGATAAATGAGGATGGCAGTAATAGCGGAAGTTCTTCAACTGGAGGAACGTTATCAAGTCTTTCATCATTACTTTTAGATTTAAGTCCTACGGCAATAAATACTTATTTAGGTAGTTCGTTTATTACAAGTGCAACCTATGGTTACAAGGTAACGATTGGCTCAGATACGATAACAATCAAGCAAGTTTGTGCGCCAAGATTTACGCCTATCAATTTAATATTTCAAAATCAATTCGGAGGTTATGACACTTATGCTTTTCGCTTACTTAATCGCCAACAAAAGAATTTTAAAAGAACGACTTATCAAACTGCTGAATATCAAAGGAGTGCTGCGACAATGACCCATAAAAATAGTTCAGGTGTTCACTATGGTGGTGTGCAAGCATTATCAACTCAAACCGATTGGAGTTACCTTGTAACGAGTGATTATGTATCAGCAATAGATTATGCTCTTGGCTCTGAATTGCTTGCATCTAACGAGGTTTATTTACAAATCATTAATGGAGGTACAAGTGATTATTATCCAATTGTAATGAAGGACACAAACTACCAAGAGAAAGTAAGTACTTCAGATAAATTATTTAACTATCAACTTCAATTTGATTTAGGTCAAAAACAATATAGCCAATTTAGATAATGATAACTGAAATAATAGTTGAACAACAACGACTCGATTTATTCGAGGATTTAGGAGCAGAATTAAACTACGCAATAGATGACATTAAAGACTTTTCTTCGAGGAATACGAACTATTCAAAAACGATTAACGTACCTGGTAACGCAAACAATAATAAAGTGTTTGGTCATATTTATAATTTTACCAGCGGTAATAATTACGGTATTAGTAACCCTAATGAACCAAATGTTGGCTATAATTTTGACCCGACCAAGCAAGCAAATTGTCAGATATTTGTCAATAAGATACAAGTTTTTAAGGGAGTTCTTCGCCTTTTGGAGATAACCATTCAGAACGGAGTAATAGAATATCAGTGCGCAGTATTTGGGGAGTTGGGTGGCTTTGCCTCCGCAATTGGAAACAAGTTATTAAATGACTCTGATATTGTTGGTCATTTTACTAATACATACGAAGAATATTGGACTGCTGAAAATGTTGTTGATTCTTGGACTGCTTCAGGTGTGGCAAGTGGACTTGGAATAGTTTACCCTTTAATTGATTACGGATTATGTAAGCATCCTGAAAATGGAAGTGGCAAAGATTGGCATTTAAATGCTTTTAGACCAGCATTTTTTGTACATGAATTAATCGATAAGATAATTGATTTTTCAGGTTACACGTATACTTCTGCCTTTTTTGACACGCCTTATTTTAGAAGTTTAATCATTCCAAATAACAAGGCAAATCTTGAGAAATTAGCAAGCAATTTATTGTTAGTTTCGGGTAATTATTCGATTGATGCTGGAGCAAGCACTTCTGCTGGAGAAACACTTAGGTTTCTAAACATAGTAAACTTAGTATTATTTACGAAAGATGTTGATAATCAAACTTTTACTTATGCTGGCACAAATGGAACTCTTGGAAAATTAAGACTTTTCGGTACAATATCATTATCAAGACCAGGTACTTTCAGTGTTTACGTTTATCAAAATGCAACTGAATTATATGTTGAAGCATTTACATCTTACAACGATTATCAAAATTTTGACATTGATTGGGTTATATCAACTTCCTTAGATAATGGAGATGACATAAATGTTTTTGCAGGTTTTAGCGCTTCTGAACAATATGTAACTTTAGACCCTAATTTATCATTTGAATTTGTAGCTGATTATCCACAAGTTGCATTAGCAGAAGAAGGCGATTATATTTCAATTGGTAATTGTTTACCTAAGGGGATTCAGCAAAAAGATTTTTTTACATCGATTTGTAGAATGTTTAATTTATACGTTTATGAAGACCCACAAAAAACAACTCATTTATTAATAGAACCATACATAGAATTTTATCGTAAAGGCGCTGGGTTTTTAAAGATAAACGATGTTGGCGAATTGTTATTGCACGGAGAGCCTGGCGATGCAACGGGTTTACTTTTGTTATCTGACCCAGTAGCTGAATCAATTGATTGGTCTAATAAAGTAGATTATTCAAAAGAGATTTCTATTAAGCCAATGTCGGAATTAAATGCTCGGTATTACGATTACTTTTATACTGAGGATGATGATTATTATAACGAGGCATATAATAAGAAATATAATGAATCTTATGGCGATAGAAAAGAGGATACTGGCTATCAATTTGCTGAGGATAGAACAGAAGTAAAAGTAATATTTAGTCCAAGTGTATTAACTAATACTGCTTCGGATGTAAAATTAAGGGCTAATTTATTTAAAGAAAGCAGTGGCACTGAAGAACGTAAAGACAACAATATTCGTATTATGTTCTTTAAAAACATAGACTTACCTGATGTAAGTACAAATAAATATAAAATTAAAGATTACTATAATGGAATAGGAAGTGCTCCAGGTGGTAATTTATTAGTTGATGTTGAAAGTTACGGATATGCTGGGCATTTAGATGACCCTGAAATTCCAACTCTTGACATTAATTTTGGAGTTCCTAATGAATTTTATTTTACTTTATTAAATCCATATCCAACGGCTAATTTATTTAATTCGTGGTGGGACGAATATTTAGCTGAAATAATAAACAAAGATAGTAAGCTTCTAAGTTGCTATTTATACTTAACCGTACAAGATATTTATTCACTTGATTTTTCTCAATTGATTTATATCGATGGCGCTTTGTGGAGATTAAACAAAGTACTTGATTTTAATCCGAGCATTCCCCAAACAACCAAATGTGAATTGTTAAGAGTAATTGAATTATTTTATTAAAATTAAGAGATGGCTGAAAACGCAAAGGTTGGTATTGATTTAGTAGCGGACACAAGAAGTTTACGTACTCAATTAAGAGAGTCTACCCAAGAATTAATTCGTTTACAAAATACTGCTGGAGCTTCTGCTAAAGAAATAGCAAATGCAGCCAAAAGAGCAGCCGAGTTAAAAGACCGTATTGCTGATGCAAAATCAACTATTGAGGCATTTAATCCTGATGCAAAATTTAAAGCATTTTCTCAATCTATTCAGGGGGTTGCTGGAGCATTTGCTGGAGCGCAAGGTGCTTTAGGTTTATTTGGAGTTGAATCGGAAAATGTTCAAAAGCAATTACTTAAAGTACAATCTGCTTTAGCTTTTTCTGAAGGATTAAATACGGTTTTAGATTCAGTTCAAGGATTTAAAAACTTAGCTAGTGTATTAAGGGATAGGGTAATAACTGCATTCACTACTTTAAGAGGCGCTATCGTTGCTACTGGAATTGGTGCTTTGGCAATTGGATTAGGTTTATTGATTGCCAACTTTGATAAAGTTAAGGAAGCAGTTTTAAAATTAGTTCCAGGCTTAGCTCTTGTAGGTGATGCCATTGGCGCAATAGTTACAAAAGTGACTGATTTTGTAGGCATTACTTCACAAACCGATAGGGCGCTTGAACTATATGCTAAAAATTCCAAAGGTCGTAAAGAGCAATATGAAAGAGAATTAAAAGTTCTTGAATCACAAGGCGCATCTGAGAAAGATTTATCTGAGAAACGTAAGCAAATAGCCAAAGAAGATATTAATGTACTTGAGGCAAAGAAACGTAATGGCATAAAATTAAGTGAAGAAGAAACAAAGAATTTAGCTAACGCAAAAAATGATTTAGTTGTCATTGAAGGCAATTATAAAAAGTCCGTATTAGCTACTCAAAAGAAAGGCGATGATGAATATCTTAAAAATCAAAACGAAAAGATTGACAAAGAGATTGAGAATGAGAATGCAAGAATTAAAAGATTAGAAGAACTTGCGGAGGCTAACTTAACGGATGAGCAAAAAAAGATATTAAAAGTAAGACAACAATTAGAAGCGGATTTAACTTTATTTGCTGATAATGAAAGATTAAAAGCAGAGTTAACAAGAAAGTCGGCTGAAGAAATTGATAAGATTAGAAGAGAATCTACCAAGTCTGAAGTAAAAGAATTAAAAGATGTTAAGAATGTATTTGATGTAATTCAAAACAATAAGCCTAAGACCATAGCATTAGTAACTTCTGCAATGGATAGGTCAATTAAAGCAAGTGCTGAAGCCGAAGTAAAGATTGCACAATTAACTCAAGAGCAAAAATTAGGTATTGTTAGCAATGCTCTTCGTACTGGAATGCAATTAGCTGGTGAAGGTACGGTTGCTGGCAAGGCATTAGGTATTGCAGATGCTACGATTAACACATATGTTGGAGCAACGGCTGCTTTAAAATTGCCTCCGCCATTTAACTTTATTGCAGCGGCAGCAACCATTGCACAAGGTTTATTAAGCGTTCAATCAATTATTAATACTCCATTACCAAGTATGCCTGGAGTTACTGATTCAAGTGGAGGCGGAGGCGGAGCAAGACTATCGGCAGCGCCAGTACCTCCAAGTTTTACTCCTAATGCTCCAACGGCTTTGGACCAAACTTCTTTAAATGCAATTGGAAACGTTGCAGCAAGAGCCTACGTAGTTGAGTCAGATATTACGGGAAGCCAAAAGAGAATAAGAAGAATTGAAAACTCTGCAAGAATATAAAAACAAATAATATGAAATTACCAATTTATCAACTTGAAATTAGTGAAGATTTAAACGATGATGTCGAGGTTGACTTCGTTGCTTTAGTAGATAGACCAGCAATTGAAAGAGATTTCCTAAAGTTTAAAGAAGACAAGGCTAAGTTTGTTATTCAATCAGAAGATAGAAGAATTGTTTCAGGCGCTTTGATGTTAGCTGATACTCCTATTTATCGTAACGACCAAAATGGCGAGTATTACGTTACTTTCACAAAAGATACGATTGAGAAGATAGCGCAAAAATTCTTTAAGAAAGGTTATCAATCAAACGTAAACTTGATGCACGATGAGGCTTTGGCAGTTGAAGGGGTAACGATGTACGAATCATTTATTGTCGATTCTTCAAGGGGAGTAATGGCAATGAAAGGATTTGAGGATGCACCTGAAGGCTCTTGGTTTGGTAGCTTTAAAGTTGAAAATGAATCCGTTTGGAATAAGATTAAATCAGGGGAGTTTAAAGGATTTAGTGTTCAAGGGATGTTTCAGTATAAAAAAGAAAAGCAACCGATGAGCGTTGAGGAATCATTATGGTCTGAGATATGTTCGATTTTAGAACAAGTTTAAAGGATAAAGTATTTTAGTATCAGTATTTATAATCAAACAATAGTAAAAACAATTTATGAACGTTTCAGAAGCAATTGAAAAAATTAAAGTTTTGTTAGCGGATAATACCGTTGAGCAAACTGAAGAAATTGCATCAGAGCCAGCTACTCAATTGGTATTTGAAACTTACGACCTTAAAGATGGAAGTAAGATTGACTTATCAGCTTTGGAGATTGGTGGAGATGCTATGCTTGTTGATGAATCAGGTAACTCAGTTTCTGCTCCCGATGGCGAGTATGAATTAGCTGATGGAACTATGATTTCTGTCGTTGGTGGAAAGGTTGAAGGAATTGAAACTCCTCAGGCTGAAGCACCATCTGAAGAAGAAGCTCCTATGGAAATGGAAGCAGATTCTCAATTTGATGAAATGAACTCAACTATTTCTTACTTGCAAGCCGAGAATGAGGCATTGAAAAACAAGTTGGGAGAATTAGAGAGCAAGTTTAATCAAGGATTTAGCGAAATGTTAAGCGTATTGGAAGGATTTTCAAAGACTCCAGTTGCTGACCCAATTCAAAACCCAAAAAACAACTTTAGAATCGTTGAGCCAAAGGCTGACAAAATAGAGCGATTCTTGGAAAGAGTAAAAACTTTAAATTAAAAATTTTAAAAAAGAAAAATTATGGCATTTGTTGTAAGTTCATTAACGGATTACGCCAAAGAAAACGAAGCATTATTAGTAACGTCTTCAGTTCTTGGCTCTAAAACTGCTACTTTGATTAAGTCTCAAGGTAATGTATTAGTTGGAGTAAAATCTTCTGAGAAAATTGGTATCATGGATACTGATGCTTTCTTTCAAGATGATAGCGATTGCGGTTTCAACGCATCAGGTACAACTACTTTCACTCAGCGTAGTGTAACAGTTGGTAAAATTAAAGTACAAGAGGCATTATGTCCAAAAGGATTAGAATCTAAGTATTTACAAAAAGCATTATCTGCTGGAAGTAACTACGATTCAATCGCTTTCGCTGCTGATTATACTTCAAGAAAATCTGCTAAAATTGCTTCTCAATTAGAGACTGCTATTTGGCAAGGAGATTCTGCTTCAGCAAATGGTAACTTGAATAAGTTTGATGGTTTCGTGAAATTAGTTGCTGCTGCTTCTGCTTCAGTTGTTCACGCTAACACAACTACTTATTACGGAACTCCTTTGGCTGCTTCTGCTGGTATTACAAGTGGTGTTGTTATTGCAGTTTTAGACGCAGTTTACAAAGCTATCCCAGCGCAAATCGTTGATAAGGATGACGTTGCTATCTTTGTAGGAAACGATGTATTCCGTACTTATACAATTGCATTGAAAAATGCTAACTTGTTCTCTTATACTTTTGATGGTCAAGCTACTGGAGAATTAACTTTGCCAGGAACTACTATCAAGGTTATCGCAGTTCAAGGATTGAACGGAACTTCTAAGATATACGCTGGTCGTGTTTCTAACTTGTTCATCGGTACTGACTTGTTAAACGAGGAGGAGCAATTCGAATTGTTACACGACCCATATGCAATGAACATCAAGTTCATGGCAGCATTTAAGTTCGGTGTGCAGTTTGCATTCCCTGATGAGATGGTTGATTTCATCTTAGCTTAATAATCTTACAAATAAGTTCGGGCAGATTGCTTGGTTGTGACTGCCCGAATTTTTAACACTTTAAAGAAAAATAATTATGCCGTGTGCTTTAACTCAAGGATATTCTTTAGATTGTCGTGATTCATTAGGTGGAATAACAGAAGTGTATTTTATCGAAAAAGGAAATATTAGTGCAATTACCGTTGCTTCGGGTTCGGTTTCAGCATTAACTAAAGTAGCTGGTAAAAGATTTTGGAAATATGAGTTAGTACCTGGTACTGCTTCTTTGACTGAAAACATTAATGCTAACGTCCAAAATGGTACGGTTTTCTATGCTCAAGAATTATCGATAGTATTGAATAAATTACAAGTGTCAACAAGAAACGAAATTCTTTTGTTGGCTCAGAATACGTTGTTATGTGTTGTAAAAGACAATAATGATAACACTTGGTTGTTAGGTCGTTTAAACGGCATTAACATCACTGGTGGAAACGGTGCAACTGGAACTGCTCAAGGAGACCGTTCAGGTTATACTTTGACTTTCTCCGCACAAGAGAAAGAATTAGCACCTACGGTAGCTTCAGGCGTTTATACCGCATTGACTACTCCAGGCGCTTAAGATAGTCGTTTGGTTGACGGGTAAGGGGGGAGCAGATGCTTCCCCTTTTTTTATATAAACAATTTTGTTAATGCTATTTATATTAGATGATACATTTAATCAAAGGTCAAGTCAATAAGATAATTTTAACATTAAGCGAGAAGGCAACACTTACTTCGCCTAATTGGTTATTTTATTTTAAGTCAAGAAATACAAATGAAACGGTTGCTTTTGTAATTTTAAATAGTGCCGATTTATCAACA